ACCAACAGTCTTGAAAGGAAAGAGAATGATGAACCGGCGTTTCTTTTTCGATACGGTGCGTGCACGGCTGTTCCATGGAAGGCTCAGGGCCGGGCAGATCGAGGGCATGAATGCCATTCTCGACCGGTTCGAGGAGACTATGCCCGAGGGCGATGACCGGTGGTTGGCCTATATGCTGGCGACCGCCTTTCACGAGACGGCGGAGACGATGCAGCCGGTGCGCGAGACGCTGGCGCCGAACGATGCCCGCGCTATTGCCCTTCTCGACGCGGCCTTTGCCGCGGGGCGGCTGAAGGGGGTGCGGACGCCCTACTGGCGGGTGGACGCGGAGGGCAAAAGCTGGCTGGGGCGCGGCTTCGTTCAACTCACCCACCGGCGGAACTATGCCGCGATGGCCAAGGTGACGGGGATCGACCTCGTAGCACAGCCAGAGCGGGCGATGGGGCTTGACGTGGCCGTGACCATTCTGTTTCGCGGCATGATCGACGGACACTTTACGGGCCGGAAGCTCGCCGATTTCTTCGCCGGCGACCGCGAAGACTGGACCGGCGCGCGCCGCATCATCAACGGAACCGACCGGGCGGCGCTGGTGGCGGGCTATGCCAAAACCTTTTACGCCGCCATCAGCTATACATGACCGCAGATCCCCCTCATCCGCCTGCCGGCACCTTCTCCCCGCGGGGAGAAGGGAACAAGCCGCGATGCTTCTGTTTACAGGGAAATTTCCGGTTCACAGCGTTCCGCGCCGCTTGAGGAGGATGACGGCCAGTGCGGCGACCAGAAGCCCGTAGAGCGCGCCGCCGAGCGGCCAGTCCCATTCCACACCGGGGCCGGTGAAGAAGCTGTCGTAATAATCGATCGTTGCGCCCCAAACGAGGCCGGCGATGGTGGCGATGACGATGAGGATGAACGGGCGGCGGGTGACAAGAAAGGCAAGCGGACCGATGACGGCAAGGGCTGGGGCGGCCACCACCGAATAGAACAGGAAGCCCTGAACCGCGACGCTGCCGGCTTCTTCGATGAGGATCGAGAAGAGTTCGGCGCGATCTGCGCCCTCGGTGAGCATATCGGAGATCAGCGGCATGGCTTCATCCGCGCTTGAGGCAAGGCCGAACAGCACGCCGACGATGACGGCCGGCAGGATGAGGCCGAAGAAGACGGTCGAGACGATGCGTGACAAGGCGGGGCTCCCTTTCGCGGGCAACCTAACCGTAGTGACGGAAAAGGGAAAGGCGGTTTGCATTCGGCGCGATTGAGACAGGAACGCTGCCATGCTATGCGGGCTTTCATTGATTGAAAGGAGTTCCGCGTGATCCGTCACATCGTATTCTTCACCGTGCCGCGCGAAAATCTCGAAGCTGCGCGCAAGGGTCTTTCGATCCTCACCGGTATTCCGCATGCCAAGGTTCTGGAGATTGGCGAGAACGTCAAGACCGACCAGTGGGACCGCGAGGTCGACATCATCGTTTATGGCGAGTTCGAGGACGAAGCGGCACTCGCCGCCTACAAGGCGCATCCCGATTACCAGACATCGACCGCAACGGTGAAGCCGCTGCGCGAAACCCGCATTGCCGCTGATTTCGATTCCGGCCGGGCGGTGAAGACGCCCATCCGCTGACGTGCCGTCCTTCGGGCGCGCGTTGCCAAACGAAGGACGAAACCGATGAGATTGCCGATCCGCCTGCCCTGGCGCACGCCTGCGCCCGCCGCAACTGAAACCGAAACCAAGACCGTCGCGCCCCTCGCGGCGGTTTTTTCGTCTCAAGGGGCGGGCTGGTCGAACCGGCCCTATGCCGGGCTGGCCCGCGATGGCTATCTGCGCAACCCGGTAGGGTACCGCGCCGTGCGGCTGGTGGCGGAGACGGCGGCCAGCGTGCCGCTTCTGCTTTACGGTGAGGACGGCGAGCTTTCGGACCATGGGGCCCTTGCATTGATGCGCCGCCCGAACGGGCGCATGGCGGGCGCGGAATTCTTCGAGGCGCTTTACGCCCAGCTTTCGATGGCCGGGAACGTCTATATCGAGCCGGTGGTGATTGCCGGGCAATTGCGCGAACTCTACCTGCTCCGGCCCGACCGGATGCGGGTGATCGAAGGTAGCGATGGCTGGCCGGCGGCCTATGAATATCGCGCCGGCACCGTGATGCGCCGCTTCGCCATTGAGGGGGAGGGGCCGCGCCTGCTGCACCTCAAGACCTTCCATCCGCTGGAAGACCACACCGGCTATGCGCCCCTTTCGGCGGCACAGGCGGCCCTTGACCTGCACAATGCGGCGGCGACCTGGAACAAGGCGCTGCTCGACAATTCCGCACGGCCCTCCGGTGCGCTGGTCTATCAGCCGAAGGAGGGCGGCAATCTTTCGCCCGCCCAGTATGACCGGCTGAAGCAGGAATTGGAGGAGGGCTATTCCGGCGCCGTCAGGGCCGGGCGTCCGCTGCTCCTGGAAGGGGGGCTCGACTGGAAGGCCATGGCGCTTTCACCCCGCGACATGGATTTCATCGAGGCGAAGAATGGCGCGGCGCGCGACATTGCGCTGGCGCTCGGCGTGCCGCCGATGCTGATGGGCGTGCCCGGTGACAACACCTATGCCAATTATCAGGAGGCCAACCGCGCCTTCTGGCGGCTGACCGTTCTGCCGCTGATCGGCCGGGTGATGGCCGCGCTCTCGCCCTGGCTTTCGGAAGCCTATGGCGAGGCGCTGAGGCTCGAGCCCGATCTCGATCAGGTTTCCGGCCTTGCCGCCGAGCGCTCGGAATTGTGGCGCCGGCTTGAGGGCGCAAGTTTCCTGAGCGATGCGGAAAAGCGCGAGGCTGTGGGCTACGCACCGGAAAAATGAACGGTTTCAAGGGGTAGGGGAGGACGGCGGAATCGTTTTTCGACCTTCGCGATTCAATCTGCGAGGACGATGAATCGGCGTCTCAAGTTGCGGATTCATTCTGTGAGGAGAAGCCGCCAAGCGATTCTTCCGACTCGTCTTTCCGGCACTTTTAAAGTGCTGCCTAAGCCGTGCCCCTGCCGGGTGGAGCGGCTCCTTACCAGCCATCGTCTTAACGGAACATTACCCATGACGGACTTCATTCAGGAGCCCGGCCTCACCGCATTGCGCCTTGCCGGCGCGGTGGCGGGGGCCGCGGTCTCGCTCGTCTATCTTCTGCCGAAAAGCCGTCGGGAGGCGGCGACCCGCTTTGTGACCGGGCTTGCCTGCGGCCTGATCTTCGGTCCCTCGGCGGGGCTATGGATCGCCCGGCAGGCGGGGCTGGCGGACGCGCTTTCCGCCCACGAGCTGCTTTTGACCGGATCGGCGGCGGCCAGCCTTTCGGCCTGGTGGGTGCTGGGCGCGCTGGTGCGTTTGGCCGGTCGCTATGGCGGGCCGAAGGATCTCTGATTTCTCGAACAGTGGAGACATGCCGATGCACGCACCAAGGCGGGCAAACCCTTTCACGCACAAATTCGCGAGCCTTTCGCTTTCCACCCTGTCCGGCGACGGCAGCTTTTCCGGCTATGCCAGCCTGTTTGGGGAGGTGGATCTGGCCAAGGATCGCATCGAGCGCGGCGCCTTTGCCGCAAGCCTTGCCGGGCGCGGGGCCGAAGGGGTGCGGATGCTTTACCAGCACGACCCCAACGAACCGATCGGCGCGTGGACAACCATCCGCGAGGACATGAAGGGGCTTTATGTCGAGGGGCGGCTTTCGCCCGGCGTGGCCCGCGCCCGTGAGGTGCACGCGCTGATGAAGACCGGCGCGCTGGACGGGCTTTCCATCGGTTTCCGCACCGTGCGCGCCAAACGCGATGCGAAGAGCGGCGTGCGCCGCATTCTCGAAGCCGACCTCTGGGAAATCTCGGTCGTGACCTTTCCGATGCTGCCATCGGCCCGGGTCTCGAACGTGAAGAATGCGCGGTTTTACCGCGACAAGGAAACGGAACTCGTCCGCACGCTGAGGCGGGCGGCCCGCACCATGATCATGACAACCTTCAAGGGATGATGCCGATGACCATCGACACTGAGAAAGCCGCTCCGGAAACCAAGGCCGTGCCCGAAACGGTGGCCTCCGCCTTCGACGAATTCATGGAGGCCTTCGAGGCCTTCCGTGAAGTCAACGACCAGCGCCTTACCGATATGGAGCGCAAGCTTTCGCCCGATGCGCTGACCACCGAGAAGATGGAGCGCATCAACCGCGCCGTGGACGAGCAGAAGAAGCTGCTGGACCAGCTCGTGCTGAAAAAGGCGCGCCCGGCGCTGGGCTCCGGCAGCGGTGCGGCGGAGCCTTCCGAACACAAGGCGGCGTTCGACAGCTATGTGCGCCGGGGCGACGAAGCGAACCTGCGCGACCTGGAGGCCAAGGCCTATTCCGGCGCGACGGGCGGGGATGGCGGTTATCTCGTGCCGCCCGAAACGGATACGGAAGTGGGCCGGCGTCTGGCGGCGATTTCGCCGATCCGTTCGCTGGCAACGGTTCGTCAGGTCTCCGGGGCGGTGCTGAAGAAGCCGTTTGCGCCATCCGGCCTGACCGCCGGCTGGGTGGGCGAGACGGCGGCGCGACCGCAGACCAACACGCCGCAGCTTGCCGAGCTTTCCTTCCCCACCATGGAGCTTTACGCCATGCCGGCGGCAACGCAGGCGCTGCTTGACGATGCCGCCGTCGATATCGAAAGCTGGATTGCCGGCGAGGTCGAAACGGTGTTCGCCGCGCAGGAAGGCGCCGCCTTCATTACTGGCGACGGCGTGACTGCGCCGAAGGGCTTTCTCACCGAAGCCAAGGTGGCGGACGCAAGCTGGAGCTGGGGTGCGCTCGGCACGATCTCGACCGGGCAGGCGGGCGGCTTCAAGGCGTCGGGTCCTTCCGACACGCTGATCGACACGATCTATGCGCTGAAGGCCGGCCATCGCCAGAACGCCTCCTTCGTGATGAACCGCAAGACCCAGAGCGCCATCCGCAAGTTCAAGGATGCCGACGGCAACTATCTGTGGCTGCCGCCGGCCGGCCCCGGCCAGCCGGCTTCGCTGATGGGGTTCCCCGTGGCCGAGGCCGAGGAGATGCCGGACATTGCGGCGGACGCCCATGCCATTGCGTTCGGTGATTTCCGTGCCGGCTACCTCGTGGTTGACCGGGTTGGGCTGCGTATTCTGCGCGATCCCTATTCCGCCAAGCCCTACGTGCTGTTCTACACCACCCGCCGGGTTGGCGGCGGCGTGCAGAACTTCGAGGCGATCAAGCTCATCAAATTCGCAGCCTGACAGCAGGCCGCCGCGCCTTCTCCCCGCTGGGGAGAAGGCAAACAGGCCTCGTGGCTGGGGCCGAGGTGCTTTCAGGAGTTTTCCATGACCTATGCGACGATCATTCCACCCGCCGCGGAACCGCTGACGCTTTCCGAGGCGAAGGCGCATCTGAGACTGGACGGTGCCGAAGAGGATGCGCTGCTTACCTCGCTGATTGCGACGGCGCGTGCGCATCTGGAGGCTGAAACGGGCTTGAGCCTCATCGAACGGACGCTGCGGCTTTACCGCGACGACTGGCCGGGCGACGGGGTGCTGAACCTCGACCACGGACCGGTGAAGGCGGTTTCGTCCGTCACCGTTTATGACGAGGCCGGTGATCCCGCCATGGTGCCGCTGACCGGGCACAGGCTGGACGGGGTGGCGCGACCCGCGCGGCTGTGGCTGGCGCAGCGGCCCGCACCGGGTGCGGCGCTGAACGGGATCGATGTCGATTTCGTGGCAGGCTACGGTGCAAGCGGCGCGGATGTGCCGGAGGTGCTGAAGCGGGCCATGCTGACGCATGTGGCGCTGATGTTTGCCTTTCGCGGTGCTGTCGTCGCCGAAAACCAGCCGGCGGGTGTACCGGATGGCTATGAGCGGCTGATTGCGCCCTTCCGTCTCAGGAGGCTTTGATGCCGCTCGTCTTTTTCGACCCCGGCCAGATGACGGCGCGGCTCGAGCTTCAACGTCCGGTTTCCTCCCCGGATGGCCAGGGCGGGGCGGCGGTTTCGTTCGAGACCATCGCCTCGCTCTGGGCCCGCATCGAGCCGATGGGCCACACGCTGACGGAGGAGGCTTCCCAGCGCGGTGTGATGCTGACGCACCGCATATGGATCGCCCACCGTAGCGCGATGGAGGCGGGAATGCGTTTCATGAAGGGGGTGCGGGTGTTTGCCATCCGCGCCGTTCACGACCCGGACGAGACGCGGCGCTATCTGGTCTGCCATTGCGAGGAGGAAGGCGCATGAGCGCGGCCAATACGCTTTTGAAGGCGATCCACGCCCGGCTTTCCGGCGATGGCGATCTCGTGACCATGACCGGCGGGCGGGTGATGCTCGACCGGTTGGCCGACCGCACGCCGCTACCGCTGATTGCGCTTGGCCAGATGGAAACCCGCGATGCCTCCACCTCTACGGAAGCGGGAGCGGAACACCTGTTTTCGCTCGACGTCTGGTCAGACGCCGAGGGGCGGCGCGAGGCGGAGGCGATTGCCGACCGGCTTCACGGGCTGCTCGACGATGCGGCGCTGACGCTGGAGGGCGCAACGCTGGTGAGCCTGTTTCATCTGAAGACCCGCACGCGGCGCGAGGCAAAGAGCGGGCGTTTCGTGGCGGAGCTTTCGTTCCGCGCCGTGACCGAGTGAGCGCGCCTGTCCACAATCCCTGAAAGGATCAATCCATGACTGCCCAGAAAGGCAAGGATCTGCTTTTGAAAATCCATGACGGCACGGCCTATGTGACCGTGGCGGGACTGCGCTCCAAGCGCCTGTCGTTCAATGCCGAAACGGTGGATGTGACCGATGCCGAGAGCGCCGGGCGCTGGCGGGAACTGCTGGGCGGTGCGGGCGTGCAGCGCGCCGGACTTTCGGGCACCGGCATCTTCAAGGATGCGGCCTCCGATGCACGGCTCCGTTCAGCCTTCTTTGCCGGCGACATCCTTTCCTGCCAGATCGTCATTCCCGACTTCGGCACGGTGACCGGGCCGTTTCAGATTTCCGCGCTCGAGTATTCCGGCCAGCACAATGGTGAGGTCCAGTTCGAGGTGGCGCTGGAATCGGCTGGCGCCTTGAGTTTCGGAGCGCTGTGATGGCCGGGCGGGCAAACAGGCGGCGCGGCGAGGTGGAGGCGGTGCTGGGCGGACAACGGCGCATTCTGTGTCTGACCCTCGGCGCGCTGGCGGAACTCGAAACGGCCTTTGCTGTCGATGACCTTGCCAGCCTTGGCGCACGCTTTGCCAGCGGGCGGCTGAAGGCGCGCGATCTCATCCGCATCATCGGCGCGGGGCTGCGCGGCGGCGGCAATGCCTTTTCCGACGAGGAGGTCGCGGCGCTCGACATCGAGGGCGGCGTGGCCGGGGCGGCACGGATCGTTTCCGACCTGCTGACGGCGGCCTTTACCGCCGAGGGAGAGGCTTCGCCAAACCCCTAGATGCCGCAGCGGGCGCGTCAAGGCCCTTTCCCTGGGCCGAGGCGCTGCATGCCGGGCTTTGCCTGTTGCGGCTGCCGCCGGCAGCATTCTGGGCGATGACACCGCGCGAGTTCCACGCGGCGACGGGCGGGCTCAAACCGCGCGCCGCCGCACCAGCGCGGAGCGATCTCGTCGCGCTGATGCGTGCCTTTCCCGACCACAAGGACTGAGCGATGGTGAACGAGGATTATCTGACCGCCGATGGCGGCGTGGATGCGCTGGGCGATACGATTTCCGATCTGGAGGGGCGATCGCGTGCTTTCGGATCGGCGCTGACGGCGGCACTGAAAGGGGCGGCCATCGATGG